AAAATTAGGACAGTAGTAGAGTTTACTAAGAGTGTCTTCGTTTATACCACGATTGATGAGATACTTTTTCGCTCGGTGTGTAGTATTTAGTTCTGAGATTTTTGTGAGCTCATCGCATATATCTTTTCCTTTAAACTTGGGTTTAGTAAATGTAAATTCTGGTTTATCCACCACAAAATTGCCTACTCCAGAGATTGAAGTATGGCCTTCTTTAAACTTCTCAAGCACATATTGTTTGTGAAGAGTAGAATCTATTCTTTTAAGAAAATTATTAAATGATAAACTTGCACCACAATTATGGCACTTAAAGTTTGTATTTACTTTGACTTGGTAAATATATCCTCTTGCCTTATTCCTATGTTTCTGAGAATCACCACAGATCGGACAACGAAAATTATATAGGTTTGCCTTCACTTTTTTGAATCTGTCCAAGCGTGAAGACACCAAGCCAATATACTTGGAATCAATTATATCCATGTGGATATTGTTACTGTGTTTGTATTATACTTGATTGCTGCGGCGAAGTCAACGCTCCCTTTAAAATTCTTTGTCCAATTGGAGACACAACAAAACTGATCACAGTCAAGGCGCCTGCAATCGTCCACATTTTCTTTTCGATTGTTCTTAATCTACTATCTACTAACATGATATCTCTCTCACATCCCTTCTTAATATCTGTTGCGTGACGATCTAATTTCTGATCTACTTGTTCTATCTTCTCAAACAATACTGCATCGATACGGTCTTGTTTATCTAACTTCTCATTATGGACAGCAAGAAGTTGACCCATCTTGACAGAGTTGTCTTGTAAAGATTCAACAACTTTTTCGAGTCTTTCTAATATTGCTGCGTTTACGTTATTATTGTCTTCCATCACTTTAATACACTTTTCAGTCGGTTGCCTTTGGTGGCATCCCGAAACATCTGGACATATTCTTTTGGATAATTCTTCTGTTTCTTATTACGTCTATCTACTTTACCTAATACTGCGTCGTAACCTGCGACAGGGCCTTTTGGATCTGCTGAACCTGTATATCCACCAGCACCAACAGACATGGTAGGGCCTTCTTCTTTTAAAGACCTTACCATTTGACATATTCTATCTAGTCTATCGTCTTTCATTAGACTTTGTTAAGTATTCCTAAACAATTTACATCAACAGGAACATCATGAATAGATGTTTTTGGATATTCTGGTATCCTTCCCAAAAAAAGTAAAAAAGTTTTTAGAACCGACCACAAATCCTCATCTATCTTATAGAAAAGAAGAGGAGTTGCAGCGTCATCAAAAACGTTATACAAACATATAAAATGATTTAATAAAAGATGAGACTTCAACTCACCAGACTTCTGATATCTCTTCAGAAGTCTTTTTATATATTTAAACTTTTTGAGGTCTTCATAGAAGTCCTCTTGAGTTACTGCTTGTGGGTTTTCATAATGTTTAATAGCAAACATCATGTAGTTGTCTTCATTCAATTCATCAAATCTCATATCATATTATTTGTTAACGTTATGCGGTAACAGTTACTGTTCCAGCAGCAGTTCCCAAAGCTCCAGATATTACAAGAGCAGCGTCACTAGCAGTACCAGATGCATCCTTCATAGTTCCACTATTCAATGCAATGGTCTGAGCTCCGACAGAAAGAACGTCATCAGCGTTAGTAGCAGCGTTTGCGGCAGCGATTGCTAATGAGAATATCAATTCATTCGTACCAGTTCCTGATGCGTATGATAGTGAGTGTGGGCCTCTTCCTGATCCAGTTCCATCGTTACTGTTTGTAACTGCAAGTGTTGGTGTACCACCTGTTGTAACAACATCAACTGGTTCGTTGTATCTAACTCTAACTGATATTGTAAATCCTTCAGATTTATCAGCAGTAGTTGTAACCATTTCAACTTCAGTGATGTCTGCAGCACCAATACTTGTTGATAATTCACCGATTGCAACCAGAACTTCTGGATCTGCATCTGTATTATCATTACCACTTAGAGCAGATCCAGCTTCACGAACCCAACCACTTGCGTTTGCGAATACTTCTTTCTTCTCAGCCGTGGTGAGGTTCTTTGGTTTTGACTCATCTGAGTCAGTTGCTCCCCATAAAGGCATTTTCTTTTCCCGATAAATTTCTATTTCTAGAGATATTTATAAAAACTAATCTCTAGTTACGAGTGCTGCTTTGACAGACTCAAGTAATTTATCATCAGCAGTTGTTTTAGTTAACTTAACTGCTTTTTCTAAAACTACAAGACAAATCTCAACGAGTTTCTCTCCCAATTCTGCATCATCGGGGATCTTTTTCACTGCATCGGAAACTATCTTCGATGCGAAAGGTAATAAAAATGACAACATTTTTCTGTAAAATACACTAATACTATATAGGCAACTTATTGTGGATTAACTCTTCTACCAACATTATGAACAGTGCCAGACAGTTTTGGTAATTTAGGAATACCAGCTTTGCCTGTTCCTATTTTTGTTTTTTTCTTTGTGTTTACTTTTTGATTCCTAACAAGTGGAGTAATTGCAAGATTTGTTTTATTGTCTTTTTTATTATCTAAATCGTTTTTATTTGTTGTAACTATTTTCTTATTTTTATTATCAATGTTCTTTAATTTATTAAGATCAACTTTAGTATCAGTATCATCTTTTTTCTCAGGCGTGGTCTCAGGTGTGGTCTCATCTGGTTTCTTCTTAAGTGGTGAGATCTTATCGATCTCTTTCTGGTCAGGTGTTTTGAGAAGGTTCTGCTTTTTCAACTTAGCAATAATTTCCTTATTACCATCTAGTGTTCCATCACCAAGAGGTGTTGGTGTCAATAATGTAGTTGCTACCGCTACTTTTGGATGCTTTTTGAAAAGACCTAGAAGAGACTTGACTTTCAGACCTTTCTTTAAAAAATCTAGATACTTATTAGTCTTAATCTTAGTTCTGTTAAACTTCTTAATTTGATTGGCACTATCAGGCGGAGGTGACTGTTTAAACTCTACTAAAACAGGTTCCCCAACAATTTTTCCACCAAAAGATTCTGCAACAGATGTTAGATCAAGTTGCTCTTTATTCATGAATTGTTTTTGTTTCTTGCTTACAACTGATTTTGTACTCTTCTTATCGTCAGACCCATCCTTCTCGGGCATCACGATACAGTTTGGGGACTTGGAGGAAACCAGTCCCCCTTCTACTTTTTTACTTGTTCTTGGAAATCTAGATCAACCCTCCAAGCAGAAAATCCTTCCTTAACACGACCACGTTTCTTTGCAATTGCTTTACCGATTGCCTTACGACGAGATGCAAGATACTTATCAGTTCCATCCTTCTTACCATCATTATTGATGTCACCATCTTCCTGTCCTACAGGATCCATTTTCTCAGGAATCATTCTTCTTTGATCAGCTGTAATTGGTTTATCAGATTTCTTTTCAGATTTCTGTCCAGAAACAAAGTTACCATAAGTGCCATGAACTAATTTTTTCTCATCAATTGAAAATGACTCTACATCTTCCTTATATGTTCCCGAATTAGGAGAAGCTACAGAACCAAGTTCTTTTGTACTACCAAGATGCAATTTCTGGGTTGCACTAGTTAGTTTCTTATCAATTTGTTTTTGAATAGTTTTCTTTGGATTTTTTATAAAATCAACAATTCCCTCATCTACCTTTTTCTTACTCATATCCATAACTGCATTTTTACCATACTTCTTACGAAGACCAGCAATCACAGAGTCTAATGCTTGATCACCCTTCTTTTTATTATCTAAGTTTTCTTTTTCTCTCTTTTTATTTGATCTTGGCATGGTTGTTGCATCTTTCTTATCCTTAGATGGTTTTACCTTTCCCATATCTCTTGCGATATCATATCCTTCTTCTGGAATATATGACTCACCAACAAGTTTCTTCTTCGCCATTTGTTTTACAACATTTGGTGCTGGTGAAGATTGAATTAATCCAAGATATATTTTCTTTAACTCCTCACGGTTTGTTCCTTCTTTTACTTTTCCCTTTGCTTTGTAACGAACGTCAGATGCCAATTGAGAAGCCTGCTTCTCTAAGTCTGATGATCCAGCTGCATGACCTCTTCTCGCTTCATAGATGGAGGCATATGCGTCCACTAAAGATTGATCCAATTTTTTAGACATTACTCTTTGCACGTTTTCTTCTAGATTTATTTATAAAATTAAGGATGATAGGATTATGTGAAAGTCTCTGAGTATATTGTCTCAAAGCATCTGTACCAACTTCCCTTTGATTTGCAGGCACACCAGAGATCTCTGTAAATTTTTCTGAGATATCTTTGATCCATGATTTGAACATTATATTTTCTTCTGTGACTGCAATAATATGATTCGCACCTGTCCGAATAATCTTACCAATCAAACCAGTATTATCATTCTCTACGATATCACCAACACGGAATATGTTTCCATTCATGTAATTTTCACGAAGACCTTTCCAATCAAACTTTGGAGCAATCTGCCACATTTCATTCTGTTGTTTCTTCATCTTCATTCCTTTTTGTATTGCAGCATATAACTCTCTTGCTTTATCATCTTTTAAACTCTGTGGAATACCAGTTCTAAATGTATCATAATCATCATCTGCAGCAGCCTTTCTTAATTTAGATGCAGACATAGCACTGATACCCTCTCCATCTGGATCACGATCACCAGCAGATACCACATTAATGCGATCAAATTTATAAAGTTTATTATTATATTTGTTTGCTAGATTCTCAAATTCTTTCTGACGATCTTGACCAACTACAATATTAACAGACTTTGCACCTCTTTCACTTGCACCTTTTAAAGCATCAAAGATTGTTCTTGCATTCGGATTGTTCATAATATGTTTCGCATGATCTGGAAACATCTGTTGCATATATCCAATCTTCGTATCAGGATCTAATGGATTTTTCTTTGGATCATTTGATCTTGATGGATAGATTTCATAATTACCTTTACCAGCAACCTGTTTGACTTTTTTGAAAAGTCTCTCATGTCCTGTTGTTGGCGGATTAAAACGACCAAAAGCCACTGTCATATCTGCCTCATCCTTATTTGGATCAGGTTTTGCAATTGATTGAGAGGATAGTGCCTCAGTTATGAATGATGTAAAATTTTTCATATTTTCGGTGCGGGCATGGGATTACCTTTATCCCAATTTTTATCTGCGGTAAAGTTTGCACGACTGAACTCTAAACGATCTACAAGTTTAAGAGCTCTACCTGATCTAATTGCAACAAATCCTTCGGGTGCTGTTACACGATAACCATCTGGAGTTCTTAGAAATGTTCCAAATGTATTTACTTTTTGCAATTTACGAATCATAAAATTCTTCGCAGCCTGTAAATTCATATAAGATGCGACAGTCATGTATATTGACTGTTGATTATCAGAGATAAATTTAAGACCCTTATTCTTAAGCTCTAAGTATTTATCTTTTGTCGCCTTCATCTTTTTAGTTGCAATCTCTTTATCCAAAGCACTTGAAAAATATTGTGCAAAATCTCTTGCAGTATTACGAGCACCAACTAAACTTTTACCTTGACGAACATACCTGTTAAAGAAAGTTTTAAACATGATATTTAAACTAAACTTATTCATATCATTAGTTTTCATCATGTCAAGAAAACGAGAAGCTTGTTTCAAAGATCCCTCAGTTTTGTTGACAAGATTTGTATAAACTGTTTTTTCAGCAGCACTCATATTTGCTTCACCTGATGCATTTTTAAAATCAGATGATGTAACAAATACATTAGTATTTCCTTGAACACCAATGTTTCCAAAACTAGCAGACATTGCATCTAGACTTCTTCCCTCATATGAGGTATGAAACACAATTCCAAACTTTGCATCTTCTATCTTCTTACCTATATTACTCTCCTTTGGAACCGCATACACAATTGTGTTTGGTTGAAATGCGATACAATTGTCACCACCTATTACAGCTTCATACTTATCATCAGTAAATAAAAGATCACCTTGTATTACATTTGAAATTGATAATTGTGAAAGATATTTGTACGCATCTTTTAATTTCTCTGCAAGTTGCCCAGGCGGATACATACTCTCAACATCTCCCTCAGAGTATGCAATCTTTGGATTAACCTTATTGAATACAGATTTAGTTCCAACAAAAAATTTTCCGTTCTCTGGATTCACACCACAAATTATTGCAGGAGCTCCATCCCACTTAACTGTAACACGAGTGTCTGCCATACCTTGATCTAACATATCTCCAAGGGATCGAAGAAAAGCAACTGCTTCCTTACCACCTTGAGATCCTCCGTTCAAGATATTGTCTTCTAAATGTTCGAGGTGAGTATTCTTCATTGATTTCTAGTAAACATTCCTATATCCACTAATAGCATTAAACTTAACAGAAAGATTCTCAAACTGTCCTAACTTGTGTAAGAAACCTGATTTGTTAGATCTTGCAGAAAACTCCATGTCTAATGTAATACCATCTGATAATTTTATGATAAAATCTTGTTTTGATCTGCCTGCACTTGCAACAATAGATGTTGCAGCTTCTAATCCAGCAGATAATTGATCGTATGTATTGTCCACATATGCAGTGGATGAAGTAGCTTTAATTTTAATAAAAGGAGTCTTTAGATGATCTTTTAATATTTCAGATTTTATAAATTTTCTCGTTTTCGTAATATTAGAATTGAACAATCCAATCACTGCATTTTTTATCAACAACAAATTTCTATCATACAATTCATTATACTTTGATTCGTCTTCTCTTTCAAATTCACCAAGTTGTTGTGCAAGTGCTTTTGATCCCCATTTAGTTCTAAGATCACTTTCACTTACTCCAGCTTCACGATACTGTGGATAAAGAGATTGTTTTAATTTTAAATAATCATTTGGTTTTCCAAAATAATCAAAGAGAGGTTTAACATATGTATTCAAAATTGGTTCTTTTGTTGATGCTCCTCCAGCCTTTAAACTCACTCCTAACATTCCACCATTTGCATATTTAAGAAATATATCGCCTGGATTAGATGGGTCTACTCCTCTTGGTTTTGTACGATATCCCCAATAGACTTCTGCGATTGGATGTTTTTGATTATGATTATTCAACCATGTGGTTATATGTTTGGCATTCGTAATTTTTTCTCTTACTTTAAAATCTGGGCCTGGTTCTGATTTATCTATTATTTCCTTTCCTTTAGTGACATCAGTTGCAGATCCAGTCACATAAGGGCCTGGCGCACCCGATGATGAAGGATTAGCACGAAATATTTGATTATAAAAATCTTCCTCAGATAAACTAGGACTTATTCTATTAATAAAAGCAATCGCTGGAAATAACTCAGTAATTGATGCCATGAAGGTAGTATCTTGCATACCCCTCGCTGGTTTAAATCCAATTCTCCTTTTAGCACCAGAAGGTAAAAGAAACTCAGTAGATTCTTGACTGTTTGATATTGATGATACAAATATCTTACTTACACTAAATCCAGCATTTGATAACTGTTCATTTAAAAGTGTTTGAGTTTCAAATCTTGTATCTGATGTGACTATGTATATAACTGTTTTCTTATTTGCTGATTTTATTTTTATATTTTTTACTTCCTGTCTTGATTCAAGATTCTCAAGAATTTCAATTACAGCTTTCTCTTCATCATCTTCAACAAAAGATTTAAATACTCCGTAATTCATTATTGTAATACATTTTTAAGTATTTATTATCTATTAAGGAAGTAATGATTTATAATTTCTATTTTCTCATGTGCTTGTGCAATGGCATTTATCTCACCATCTATTGTTCCCATAACATCTGAATGCTCACCAATACCCACAGGTTGATTCAAATATATTTCAACATTCTGTTGATGTTTTGCAATCAAACCATTATAGTATGCAATTTGATTTTTTAAAATGTCGTCACGCAAATTAATCATAAGTCTCCCTCTAAACGATTTTCTGATTTGTAAACATCAAACTCTCCGCCTGGATATCTCTTCTTCAACTTCTCTACATTACCAGCAATAACATCATCAAGTGTGATGTTGAGTGCCATACATGCCTGCATCACATACCACATAACGTCACCCAACTCAATAACAAGATGTTTTCGATTGTGGTCACTCCAAGGCTTACCTTGGAAAACCATCTTCTTAACGATCTCCATAAA